CGATTATCAAACTCTTCGTCCAGAACAAAAGCATATTTTTACCTCCAATCTGAAGTATCAGATTATGCTTGATTCGGTTCAGGGTCGTGGTCCTGGTATGGCGTTCATTCCATACTGCTCTCTTCCTGAACTGGAAGCGTGTATGGAAGTCTGGGGATTCATGGAAATGATTCACAGTCGCTCCTACACTCACATCATCAAGAATGTGTATGCAGATCCTTCTGACGTATTCGATCACATCCTTACGGATGATCGCATTGTAGAACGTGCTATGAGTGTTACAGAAGCATATAATGATTTTATCAATGCTGCACATCAGTATGATAATTCCAATGATTGGCAACACGCATTAGAGCAAGTCCCCTACGCACTAGAATCAAGGTATGAACTTAAGCGCAAACTCTTCAGAGCAATTGCAAACGTTAATATTCTTGAAGGTATTCGCTTTTACGTATCATTCGCTTGCAGTTTTGCATTTGGCGAACTCAAACTTATGGAGGGAAGTGCCAAAATCATCTCACTGATTGCTAGGGATGAGAATCAACATCTTGCTATCACTCAAAACATTTTGAAGAAGTGGAGAGAAGGTGATGATCCTGATATGGCACAAATTTTTAAGGAAGAACAACTTTGGTTGTATTCTATGTTTGAGAAAACTGTAAATGAAGAAAAAATTTGGGCAGAATATCTATTTAAAGATGGTTCTATGATTGGTCTCAACGACAAACTATTACAGCAGTATGTTGAATGGGTTGCTAATCGTAGGATGAAAGCAATTGGACTTAAACCGATTTATGACGTACCCGCAAAGAATAACCCACTCCCCTGGACGGAACATTGGATTTCGTCGAAAGGTCTCCAAGTGGCTCCTCAAGAAACTGAAGTTGAGTCCTACATTGTTGGAGGAATCAAACAAGATGTCAAAGCAGATACCTTCTCAGGATTTAGTCTTTGATTCATATGCAGCATATAGAGAGGCAGCTAAATCAGATGCCTTTCTCTTTGGTGATTATGATGGATATCAAGCATTTGAAGACTTAGATAAGGAGGGATAATTCCCTCCTTTTTTTATAAATATTTGAAAAATGATAGAATAATATGACTTCTTCATTAGAGTTTGTGAATTTAACAATCGGTGTATTTTCTTCCGATGAAGGTGTTGGAGGTGGTAACGGCGGCGGTGGCGGCGGTGGCGGCGGTGGCGGTAACGCTGCAAATATGTCTATTACATTAGCAAGTACTTCATTCAATGATGGAGATACTGTCGGCACTACTTACAAGATGAGTGGTGGTGGTTGTGGTGGAAATAATACAAGTCCTCAATTAAATTGGACTGTAACTGGAAGTAATACGGATGTTGCAGAGTTTAGATTGAGATGTATAGATATTGATGCAGATAACTTTATTCATTGGAGTGTTGATAACATTGATTCATCATCAAGTTCTCTTGCCGAAAATGCAGATTGGACTAATGGTCAATCTGCTGATGGAAATGGAGTAACTATTAATAATACTGGTTGGGCAGGGTCTCCTTTCAGTGTTAGGGCAAATGGTTGGGGTGGTCCTTGCCCTCCATCTGGAACACATACTTATCAGTTCCAACTGACAGCACACGATAGCAATGGTGATGCTGTAACGCAAGGTGGTTCTGCACTTGTATCTAACACAATATCATTCGAACGCTCATAAATATTTAAAAAAATTGAGATGGCAGAAAAGAATTTTGGTGTAAAGGTAGTTAACATGATTGGTGTGGGAACTCCCGCTATTCGTAGTGATGGAGTACTCACAATAAGAACTGGTACTGGCACCAGTGATGCTATTCATGTAAGTACTGCTGGTACAATTACAAATCCTTCATTGTCGCAACCAATGGCGTCAATGTATAATACTGGTGCTGCTGGACTATCAGTTCCAGCAAATACTGATACAAAGATAACTTATAATACGGTAGACTTTGTTCAAGGGGGAATGCTTGTTAGTCTTACCAATAACAGAATAACTGTTCCTGTTAGTGGTAAATATTATACTGCTGCTGCTATTGGTGCCTCAAATGTTACTGTTAGTAGTGGTGATGGATGGAGATTTGTTGCTAAAGTAAATGGCACCACTTATGGAAATGCCTATTATTGGCCCATTCAAACTACAGGATCTGCTGCTGGTGATGAGTTCTCTATATCTTACGCCACCATTCTTAATTTAACTGCTGGTGATTATGTTGAAACTTGGTTTACTAGTGTTAATACTGCAGCGGCTACTGTAAATTATGGGCATATGTGTATGCACTTACTTGGATAAAGTATAAATATATAAAAATTGTCGAATAAGATGAAGACATATAATCAATTTATTGTAGAATCAGATTCTGCTAGAGAAAATATTCAGGAAGCATTGCCTTTAGTGATTCCTGCTATTATGGGTGGAGCGAAAATAGTTGGTTATGGTCTTGCTGCATATAACGCATATCAAGCAGCGCAAAAATTAAGAAAGGGCGATTATAAGGGTGCAGCATTCGATGCTGCTTTGGCAATTCCATCTGCTGGAGTTGCTGGTAGACTTGGACAAGCTTTTAAGTGGGGACAAAGAGGAAAAAGAGTTGCAGCAAATACGTTAAGAACTGCTAAGGTTGGCGGTCTTGGTGCCTCAATTGCGAACGAGGTTTCAAAAGAAAACCAAGCAGCATCATCAACTCAACCAACTCAATCAACATCATCAACTCAATCAACATCATCAACTCAATCAGTAAAACCAACTCAATCAACATCATCAACTCAACCAGCAGCAACTCAACCAGCAAAAACGAGAGTTCTTTCCAAACTGAAGGGTGTTCAAGGAACTGGTGTTGGTAAGGACTTTGTTGCAAAGAAGTGGACTTCTGCTGAAAGCGATAGATATAAGAGAGTCGCTGCTCAGAATGCTAAGAAAGCAACACCAAAACCCGCACCTGATGTTAAAAGAACTAACAATATAAATCTTCCTTAGTGATTTAAAAAAATAATAAATACTTAAAAGTAGAGTAAATAATGAAATCATATAACGATTTTATTGGCGAGTCTTATGCCGCTAGAGAAAACTTAGATGAGGCATTTGGTCTTCGTACTCTTGGTAAATTGGCATGGAGTGCTGCAAAAAATACTCTTGGAAGTGATCGCGGAAGAAGAGCAATCGGTGCAATTGGTGCCTATCAATCAGGTAAGAATGTTGTAAAGGGTGATAAGGCAGAAAGAAATAAAGGACATATGGGTTCTGTAGCGACTGGTGCTGCTGCAGCATTGATGCCTAGAAGAGGTTTATTCCCTTATGCTGGTGCTGCTGCTTTAGGTCTTCATCTTGGTGATTATGTTTACAGACAAATGCGTCTGAGAGATAAAGAAAAGCAACTGAAGGGAAATTGAAATGTCTACATTTAAAAGAATCCTAGAAGCAAAAGATACTAGTCAAACTAGGACAAAAATGTATGGTCGAAAAACAAGACTGAGACCTAGTACAAGAAATACTCTTGCAGGGCGGATAGCAGATGTTAAGTTTAAATCTAGCATAGGAATTGATACGCCCGATGGCACTCGAGCTCGACTCGATCATCACCTTGATTCTGCAGAGGATGATAGAACTGGAAAGAGACGGACAAGGACAAAACCTAGTTCCATAATTTCAGATTTAGAAAAACAAAGGACAAAATCTATTTCCGGAATTTCAGATTTAGAAAAAGCAGTACAACAAACTAAAGATCCTATACCCAGATCCAAGTCATCTCAATCTTATGCTAATTGGAAAAGAAATGCAATTAGTGCAAGAGAAAAATTAAAAACAACTGGAGTAAAATTTTTTGGTAGTCCTTCTGGTATTGATGCACAAGGAAAACCAACTTATGCTCCACCAAAAAAATTGTCCGTAGGTGAACCTGGAAGAAGAGCACAAAGACAAGCATCTCCACGTTCATATGCATCTGTAAAGGCAGATCTTGAAGCAAAAACAAAAATAAAAGAATTAAAGGTTAAACCTAAATCATCCACTAAACCCACAGCTGCACCAACTAAACCGTCAGTATTAAAACCATCTAAAGTTACTGGTGGAACTCCCAGAGCGACTGATTTATCTCCTACCAAGAGACCTACAGGAACAAAAACTTTTGCACAGTTTGCAAAAAGTGGAAGAACTGCGGCACAAAAACAAGCAACCTTAAAGTCATTAAAAACCCCACCTAAAACTGCTACACGAGTTAAAGTTACTGCTCCACCTAAACCTAAAGCACCTACTAGAGCAGCAATTGCACCTAAAATTAAAACACCTAAGATTGGTCCTGCGGGAATTGCGGGTAAAGCCCTTGGTGTTGTAGGTGCTGGATTTGACGTTGTACAGGGTCGTGATGACGCTAAAAAGGCAGGTGCTAGTGATACTAGAGCGTGGTTGAGAGGCGCTGCAAGGGCAGCTGGAGGTCTTATAGGAGGTAGTTTAGGTGCTGCTGGTGCTGGTTTTGTTGGTGGTATTGCTGGTTATTCTGGAGGTTCTGCACTGGCAGATAAGACTTTTACCGCACTTGCTGGCGCTACACAGGCACAGAAAGATTGGATGAAGCAAGCAAATCTTGATTCTCAAAAAGGAACTGCTGTGGATAAGGTGAAGTATAGGAAAGGTAATCAAGCAGTTATCTATGATCCTAGAGTTAAGAAAGAAAGAATTGGAACTTTAGATCCAACGAGTGGAACATTTAAGGCTGCTAATTTGGCAAAGTCTAAAGCATATACCGCAAAGAATCCATTTGAAAGACTCGGAAGGCAGTTCTCAAGATCAAATGAAGGTTCTGGATTGTTTGGTTTGGGTATTGTAAAAGGTGGTGGTCTCGCTGATATGGCGAAAAGGCATTATGCTGATAAGGATGAAAAGGCGCGTGCCCAGAGAGTTTCAGATTTCAAGAAAGCTGCCTCCGCTAAATAATAAGATAGAATAGAAATAGTAAAAATGCATATCTATATCTCTCAGCATGCCCTTGAAGAGGGTGTGAATGCGATTGTAGAAGAAATGATTCCTTTCTCATACATGATGTTGAGAGAAGGTTATGATGCAGAGTCCGTCATTCAGTTTCTTGAAAATGCTGAAGATGAAGACTTTGACTTTATCTACGAGCAGGCAGATTCTGAAATGCTTTCGGAGAGTGTCGTAGATGAAATGTCTGATGAAGAGGTTCTTTTATATGAAGAGCAAATCGGACTTATCATAGAGAACGTTGTTCTCAGAAATATACTGAAGAAGATGAGTCCTGCTGCATTGAAAAAGTTTATAAAAAATAATGCTGCAGCAAGAAGACTTGCAGAGAGATTGGGTCTTCTTAAGAAAGGTCCTACGCCAAAGCCAACAGGTGTAGGACAAGCACTTAAACCAAAGAGCACTAGAACAACAGCACAGCAATCTGCAACTAAAACTAAACCAACTACAAAACCAACTACAAAACCAACTACAAAACCAACAACAAAATCGACCACCAAAGGAAAAATATCAAAGGGTAAATTGGCAGCAACAGCTCTTGGTGCTGCTGGCATTGGGTTTGGATTAAATCAGGCAGGATTATTCCCAGGTGCTAATGACCCAGTTGCTGGAAATGATGGTCCAGGTCAAACAGATACATCAAGTACTGACTCATCAAACCCAGGAACGGATGCAAATGATAAACCAGGTGGTGATAAAAATAAACCAGGTAGCGATAAACCATCAAAAGTGACAAAAGGTACTCCTTGGTGGGTAGCTTTAAATAAAAGAGTTCTTACTAATCCATCATCTTTTAGATCTGATGTTGCTTTGAATAGATTTAGAAAACCTAGTGGTAAAATGATTAGTATCAATTCTCATTATGAATATCTCGTAGACTATCTCATTGCTGAGGGTCATGCAGAAACTGTAGAAGAAGCAAATTATGTTATGCAACAAATGGGTGAAGAAGCAGCGGTAGGAATTTTAAATGAAGTCATTTGAAGAATTTCAACAGGACACTCTGACTGAGGGTGTTCTTGCTAGACTTGCTAAAAGAGCACTTAAACCTGCCATACGGTGGATTAGTAAGGGTAAGAATAAGAGAATCCCAAATGAAAAAACAGCATCCTTGGGAAGACTTGCAAAAGATGATGTAGATCAGTTAGGCAAGTTTCGCAAACCATCTGCTAGAACCAAAAAACCAGAAGATTTAACATCTGATGATTTTGAAGGCACCTTCTTACCAAATCCAACGAAACCCTATCAGATGAAAGATTTTGTTCAGGGTAAAGGGGGAATCACCTGGTCAATGTCTAGAGGTGCATCTACAGGTCCAACACCTATTCAGCGTCAAGCAGTGTATAGAACCTATCGTGGCGTTAGAGATGCACTGAGAAAGTTATCTGGTAATTGATTTTTTAACCAATACAGTGCCTTCGAAAACTCTTTCTGTGAGTCCTGTAGGACTATTTAATAGTAAATCGTAAAAATATTTCCCTGCTTTTAAATCACCGGTTTCAGTATCATTTAAAGATAATGTAACTCTTCCCGTTGTCCTATCATTTGCAAATGCGATAGTAAAGTCTGCAGTTTTCAAAGATGACTCATACCTTTTCATTTGAGCACAGGCACTATATCCAGTCAAATCTTTAATAGAATTAGATTGACTATCTTCAAGAACAAATGTCTGTGAAAAATCTGTTCCTGTATAGATTGTTAAATTGCTTATATAAGTTTCTGACATCGGTTTTTTAAATATTTATGGAAGGTCAACTAAGAATGGAGTAATCCAATCTTCATCACTGTTTGTTACTGTAGTAATGGTAATACCTCTTTCATTTAATTTTGCAACAAGTGCATCATAAGATGCCTGAACTGTTGCTTCAGTCATACTTCCAGAACCATCAATGAAGAGAGCTATAGAAGAATCGTCTGGAATATTATCTAAACTGCAGATAGTGTACCAGTCACTTGCGTTTGCTGTTACTCCACCATCTCTATTGACTTGAACTGGACCGAATGTAAGTCCGTTTGAATTAGAACCAACTGCTTTTGATGTATCATTGATAGTAATATCGGATGATGTTGATACAACAGTTCCAGTTGCAGAATCTCTTCTTATATTAACTTTGAATTTTTCTTCACCTTCTGTTTCTAAATCATCAGCAAGCGTAATTGTAAAACTTCCACTATTATTAGTAATAGTGAATGTATCATTAAGATTACTTGAAAAATCTGAAGATGATATAGTTCCACTTACACTTTCAATAGTGCGATGATAAGTTCCATCAGGAATATTTGTTCCTGATATGGTAAATGTTATTGAACCACCTTCATCAACTGTTGATGAGGAAATTGCAGTACTAAAAGTCGGTGCAATATCACTGATAGTTATGGTAGAACTTGTTGCAACAATAGTTCCTGATGATGAATCAGTACGGACAACAATATTAAAATTTTCACCTTCAGTAGTATCAAAGTCAGTTGCAATTGCTCTGACGATAGTTCCAACACCAGTTGTTGAACCAGTGCTTACAAGACTGAATGAACCTGTAAGAGAATTATTTGTAAAGTCTGCAGCACTGGCAGTTCCACCTGTACTATAGTAAAGTGTTGATGGTGTTACTACATTTACAGTATTGACGGTGAAGTTTATGGAACTTCCTTCGTTTACTGATGTGGCACTTTCAGTAATTGAGTATGATGGAATTCCAAGATCAGTAATGAGTATAGTTGATGATGTACCGACAACTTGTCCTATAGTAGAACCTGTTGATATTCTTACAGCAAATCCCTCAGATCCTTCATCTGTATTGGTATCATAATCAATAGTTTTAGTAATTGTACCAATACCATTGGATACTATAAATGAACCTACAGTTAGATTGTCAGTAAAATCTTCATCATTAACATTGCCTATAATGTTATAAAATAATGTTGTTCCAGATCCAATATTAGTTGTATTAACGGTAATACTAACAGAACCACCTTCCGAAACTACTGTTGATGAAGTTCCTACAGTATATGTTGGTGCATTGCCAGGTTGAAATAAACCACCACCAAGACCTTTAATAGTTAATGACGTATCGGTACCTAAACCAATTACATCATCAAGACCAAATATTTGATCACCAAATTTAATTCCTTGACCATCACCAACAAAATCTAATCGGTATTGATTGTTTAATTCAGTTCCTATACCAATTATTATTGAGTCATCTGGTAAAGCGGGAACATAAAATAACTGTTGTTGGGTTAATACTGTTGATAGTCCAACAAATTCATTATCATCAAATATTATGACCCTAGAAATTTGAGATGTATCAATGCCAGAAGATATACTTAATATGGAATCTTGTATATCACCAAGTACACAAGTTTGTACTCCACTAGTAAATTTTTCTCTATTAGATCTTAGATATTGCTTAAATTGTATTCTATTAGTACTATTGGGTGATGGCATTATATTCCTCCTATAACTGCAGCAGATAATACAGTAGCAAGTAGAAGAGTCCCAGCAACAGTTGTTGTTAAGTTAATATCAGGGACAAATGCTTGATCTGCTGAATCAAGAAAAGATGCTGTTGCAACTTGAACTTCTACATTAGGATGTCCTGGCAAATGACCATATCTAAATATCATTTTTGATTTCTTTGCTTGCTCCCACCAATCTTTTTTAAGAAGATTATCACCATATCCAAAACCGTTTAAATCTGCATTATACCAATCTTGACGGATAAATCCTAATTCACTTGGAGCACCACTACACACCTTAGATAGAACTACAATTCTTCCAGAAATACGGAGAGATGAATTATTAGTTGGATTTTTATAATCAAGAATTGCAAATGGACCTAAAGATAGATTTGCTTCCTGAACCCTTTGCGAAAAACTTGTGAATGGTCTTGGATAATTTCCACCACCACCAAAAGTCCAACCACTTGGACTCGTTCCAATATCTCCTGTTGTTTGCGAATAATTTGGTGATAATATTCCTAAAGGATCTACTCCACTACCGACTTCAATTGAATCGCAAATGAAGTCTGGCATTGCTAAGAGATGAGCAAAAGTTATATAACCTTCTGCTATTGCTGCGTAAAATAATGCAGGATTATTTTCGTAAATATATTGATGAGACCATGTATGCTTGATAAACATATCCTCAAGAGAACCAAAAGGTGTAAATGAAGTACCATCTGGTTTTCTGAAGACATCAAAATCAAATGTTACAGTTGGATCTAATGGTAAAAGATTATTTAATATTACTTCATTAATAATGTTTAAAGCAGACTTTCTTAATGCTGACGGACCAAAAATTACAGCACCAAGTCCTGCACCAACCATTGCCGGTATTACATACGGTATCATTCCAATCCAATCTCCACTGTTCTTAAGATTTTCTGGTGGAGACACTCCAAAATCATTAATACCACTAAATCGGTATATATCACTAACCGATAATCCATCATCACCCCAACTGAACGCATCTGCTTCCATTCCAAGATTGAAGAAGAAATTTTGAACACCAACAGCATCTCTAGGTCCTGGTTGTCCATCTTCATACTTGTTATATAACGATGATGGATTAGGATTATTTCCTAATGATTGTAAAAAATATGCATTTGTAGCGTCACTAAAAACTGGTGCTGCAGGATTTGATTCACTACCAACACCATCATCACCAGTATAACTATTTTGTTGATGATAATATTGTGCAAGTCCCAATGCAGCAGTTATAAATCCTTCTGTTTGAGATGCTGTGTTTAGTTGTTGTTGATGAATAATACCAGAATTAAAAGCTTGATTAGATAGTTCTTGCGCTAATGCTTTTATTTCTGCTTCGGTTTTTATAAAAATTGAGTAATCTTGTGGATGATCACCTGTTGTCACATCATCGGGCATAATGCCCATATTCGGAAATCCTTGCTGTGACATATTAGATAAGAGGTGAAATGTTTACAGTGGTTTCTCCCAAAAAATTATTGGGACAATTGAGATCATCATAGTTAGTATTATTTACGCTTACACCAAATCCAACCGTAGTTGGTTGTAAAAGATAAAAAGTTCTATTTGGATATGTGGTTCTAAAGTTTTCCCACTTTGTATACATACCTGATTTTGTTTGTTCACTACTTTCATCAATCACAGCAATACAAAGTCTTTGAGCACTGGTTGGCAATGAGAATGAACATCCTGTAGAGATACCTGCTCTTGCTCTTGCAAAACCTTCAAGGACAACAGCAACTTCACCGTTCGGTTTTGTAAACTGAATATCGTAAAGATATCTACCAGGTTTAAGTTTTGATGTTGTCCAACTAGGTATTGATAATTTAATCTTTCCTGCAAGTCTGTCAACAAAACCAATAGTAAAACTTACTGCCGTTGCACTATCTCTATGCTTTCTAATTTGTGCCTTTGCAGTATAATTTGAGAGGTCAACGATTGCTCCACCAACCTCAAACATATCATATTCTTGTACGTAGTCTGCCCCACAATCTATATCAATATTGTGTACGTATACTGCCGACATCTTTTTTTAGTTATTTATCCATAAAGAACTAAATCTCTAAAACCAGCATAGTAATTCTGCGGAGTTTTACTATTTCCATTACTATCGCCAACAACTACAATTGCACCATTACCATACTTCTCATAAGCAACAGTAACTTTAGAGGTGTCTCCATCAAAAGCATATATTGCTGTTCCACTATTTACATTCAAGAAGTTTGTAAGATCATTTCCCCAAGTAGATGGAAAATTTGATGCTGCGTTGTCTGATAATATTAAATCTGATGTAGAACTGCTACTATCACTTGCTGATAAAAGTCTTATAGAAGTTCCAAGTAATCCAAGTCTAGTGTTATGGGCGGGTATGTCTCCACAACTGGAGTGTTCACCAATATAAAATACAACACCACCCAGTTCAAGATAGTTTTGTACTTTTGTAATATAATCAGAATCTTGAAATTTTGTAGTGAGATTTGGCAAGTCCACACAACTTGAAGAATAATGTCCAAAAGCGACTACTCCATACTGACCAATATCATCTATGGTTATTTGTGTCAATTCACTCCCAATACCAGAGTCGTGTGCAGAGTCTTCACTAATTGCACCAAATGAAGCATTTGCATATGAAGTAATTAAGCATTGTGGAGTGATATCTTGTGATGCTAGTACATTACCCTCTATAACAATACTCTTATTGTCAGAATCATCAGTAAGCATTACATCATACATGTAACGACCTGGTTTTATTTCTGCAGTAGTTGTTCTCCCTAGTGAAACTCGTATTCTTCCATTTGTTCTATCAATAAATGAAACTGTAAAACTGACAGTTGCATTTACACTATCAGGATGCTTTCTGATTTGAGAAGCACCTGTATATCCAGTCAAGTCTAATGGAGTTCCATCAATATTATCCAGATAAAAATCTCTAGAAAAATGCGCTCCCGTATCAATTATAATGTTATTGATGTAGACTGCCATATTATAAGTCTTTATTGAATATTTATCAAGGGCTTGACAATACTTAAATCCGTGAGTAGAGTTGGTTTGTTAGGTTTGAAGATAAATATAGCTCATATAATAATATAGTATGAGTTATTCATGAATTATGAAAATCCTTGGATATACCTGGAACGAACTTTTGATACTGATGATGTTGGGGACTATTTTGGTTTTGTTTATCTCATTACCAATAAGTCAAACCAACGACAGTACATTGGGAGAAAGTATTTTTGGTCGTTCAGAACACCAAAGGGGAAGAAACGAAAAGTAAAACAAGAATCTGATTGGAAAAAGTATTATGGTTCTTGTCCAGAATTAAAGGAGGATGTAAAAAAATATGGCAAAGAGTTCTTCAGTAGAGAAATACTGAGTCTTCATAAAACAAAGGGTACATGTAATTTTGAAGAAACAAAACAATTGTTTCTTAATAATGTGCTATCTGAGGCACTTGACGATGGGTCTCCTGCGTATTATAATAGTAACATTCTAGGACGCTATATGCGAAAAGATTATGGAGATTTTAGAAGAGACACTGAAAGAGATTCATGACTGGTCATTGACTCGTATTCAGTGCCTCTCTGAAACTTATATTCTCGATGACCTGGATGATGCTGAATCAATCCATCAGGAATTTTCTGAGTGGTTGAATCCTAATATTAAGGATCACGATATTATCTCTCTCGAATACATAGGAGAAAAGGAATGAAAAAATTTATTTTTGGTATGCTAGCAGCAGTTTCTTTAGGAGCTCCTGTTCTTTCAGAACCACTGAAAGATAACGAATTCAATACTATGCACTCGATGGGTTGTATGCTACTTCGCGAATGTACAGATGGAATTCATAAAATCGAAAGTATCGCTAGTATTGCTCATGAGTATCCCGATATTGATTATAGTATTGTTGCTGACGAGTTCCACGCAATGCTCCTTGCCTTGGAACAGGTTGGAGTTGGGGTGTTTCTAGCAGATTCAAAGTATTTCCCTACTGGTCATCGTGGTGTTTATCATACCGTTGGCAATAACTTCTTCTTGAATAAAAGGTATATGGGAAGCACTGCATATCTGATGCAGGTGATGCGTCATGAAGGATGGCATGCGGCACAGGATTGCATGGCAGGAACCATTGAAAATAGTTTGATTGCTATCATCAAACCTGAAGATGAAGTGCCTATGATCTGGCGTGTGATGGCAGAACGTACCTATCCAGAATCTGCTGTGCCGTGGGAAGCAGAAGCAGGATGGGCAGGTCGTACTGAGAAAATGACTATGGAAGCACTACAATCTTGTGCTCGTGGTACGATGTGGACTGATTATGAACCCACTCCTATGACCCGCGAATGGTTAGTTGAAAATGGTTATCTTGCTAAATAATATCACCCGATAAGGAAATCGGAAAGTTCACCCAAGGCAAACTCTTTGATCTAATCCTTTAAGTCTTATAATGTAAGAGTTTGTTGTTGGACAACAAGTATTTACATATGACACATTTAACAAGAGATGTGTTAATCAAGAAAATCGTTGCCAATGAAATGGTAGGTTGCGGTGGAACTGATTACATTCAGTCTCTCAAGGATGCGTATCACAAATGGGAACATCAGGCAAGTGATGTTCTCTGCCAAAAATACAATCAAATAAATCAAACAAATATCACTGTAGAAATACTTGAACCCTAAATAGAGCTGCCTTGTATGCAGCCAATGCCAGAAGAAGTCAAGAAGGAAGAACCCAAAAAGAAGGGTCTTCTCGGTAAAATTAAGGAGGCCGCAGATGATAAAGAAGAACAACTTGCTATTCTTTCTACCTTTGTCCGTCTTGGTATTCTTGTGTGGTCTGGTTCAATTCTCACTCTGGCATACATCAAACTACCTCCTGCACTCGGAATACCCGAACAAAAACTGGATCCAACATTCATCGCCTCCGTCTTTACCGGGGTCTTAGCTTCGTTCGGAGTTCAGACTGCAAAGAAGAATGGTGCTAATGGTGGTGGCGGCGGTGCTGCCATAACTAAGGATCAGATGGAGAAACTGATTGAGAAAGCAGCACAAACTGCACCACATCAGACTCTGCGTATTGAACAAGCACCTGTAACCTTAAAGGTTGAAAAGGCAGAAGAATCTTACAAAATGTAAGTTATGATTAACAAGCGATCACCATTTAAGTGGGCGGCACTGGCAGTAGGAACACTGTTCGGTGTCGCTCATATTGGCATATTAGGGCACCTCATTAATAAGAGGGATATTCCTATTATCAATTTACCTGTTGGTGACTATACCTCATATAGTGTAGAAGCAGGTAAAGATGGTTATAGTATACAATATAATTCTAATGACCCCAAGGTAATGGGTGTTAGAAAGAAATTAGATAAGAAGAATGGATTCTTTGGTATCGGTGGAACCACGAATTTAATTACAGAAGAAGAATATACAATGGATGGGGCAAGGCATCTAGGAGGTGCCGAGGGAAAGTTGACTGCTCAAAACCTGG